GCCTCCTCGATCGGCTCAAGGCGGTTCGCGAAGGGGTTCACACCACCCACGGAGTCCGGCGTCGTCGCGGTCACATTCTTCCGCGCCTCCACCGACCGCGCGCCGGGCGGCGTGATGATGAAGCGCGGCAAAACGCTGATCTGCCGCCCGTCAAGTCCGCGCTGATTGCCGAAGAGCCGGTAGGCCTCGGCCAGCGACGCCTCGGTGATCGCCGCGGCCGTGCCGACGTTCCCGTGCGAGCTGTGGAACAGCTGCTGCCCGTCCGCCATCACCGGGTTTCCGGTGAGGATCGAGTAGACGATATCCGACTCGAGGTCGGCCGCCGCCGCGCCGTAGGCCGCCGGCACGCGGGTGAAGGCATCGAGATCGTCGTTCACCAGCACCTGCCGCGTGATGCCCACGATCCGCCCGTAGGTGAGCAGCGCATAGACCTCGCGGCCCTCGCCGATCGTGCCGTAGGTGAACTCGCCCGACTCCGGCACCAGCGCCAGGTTGGGCGCGCCGCCCAGCTGCACACGGCTGACCGGCTTGAAGTCGGTGATGGTCGCCTGCCGCGCCCAGGCAGTGAACGTCCGCGGCGTCGACTCATAGGCGGACCTCAGCGTCTTGTTCGCGACATTCGCGAGGATGAACGGGAAGTCAGAAGTCGAATGCAGCCCGGCGCGGGTCTGGAGCGCCATCCCGGCGATCTCCATCCGCCCCATGCCGCCGGTTGCCACGCCGCGCCGATCGAGCGACATGCGCGCGAGTTCAAGCAGCGACCTCCCCATGAAGTCGCGACCGCCCGACGCGAGGGGATGGCGGCCCGGATCGTGGCGGTGCAGCAGCGCCGACGTCATCGCCTCCGCAAACGCGCTGTCCGACGCACCATCCGACCGCGCACGGGCCGGCATCGGCTCCGACCTGGCGCCAGTGCGGTCGTCGGTCTCGGCGAGCTTGTCGAGGATCGCCGCGCGGGCAGCATCGATCCCCACTCCGCGCCCGATCAGGTCGGACGCGAAGTCCTGGCCGAGCCCGTGGCGCGCGCAAAGCGCGAGGATATCGGCAGAGCGCCGGCGCTCGGTGGCCAGCAGCGCATCGGTGTCAGCCGCGCGGCTCTCCGGCGGCGGGGCTTGGGTTTCCGCGACGGCCTGCTCGGCGACCGCGGTGATCGTCTCTTCGGGCATCTCTGCCTCCTTGCTGATCGCCGCTCGCGCGGCTGTGGAAGCGTCCATCCGGACGAGGACGCAGGGTGCGAGCGCGCCCGCGCGGGTCTCGCCCGCGCGGATATGCGCCCCCGGATCGGCCGGCATCGGCACGGCCGAGATTTCGAGCGGCTCCCAGTCGACCGCGCGCCAGTGCTCGCGCTGCCCTTCCCGCTTGGTGATTTCGTAACGATGGACCGCGTAGCCCACCGAGATCGCGACGTGCCGCTCCAGCACCCGCTGGATCGCGGGCGCGGCGTCCGGCGCGTCGGTGAGACGGACGCGCGCATAGCCCTTGCCGTTCTCAATGCGCACCGAGCCCGGCACCACAGATCCGAGGACGGAGCGCAGCGACCAGCCGTTGTGCGCATCGAGGAAAGGCGCGCCACCCTGAATCCGCTCCAGCCGGATCGCGTTCGGCGAGACGACGAGCTCCTCGTCGAACTCGACCACATCGTCCCAGCCTTCCCAGCGCCGCCTCTGGACGGTCGCGCCGGTCGTCCAGACCACTTCGATGGTGCGCTCGCCGCCTTCGCCTTCTATCAGGCGCGCGGTCGCGGCCCGCGTGAGCGCGGGGATCAATCGTGCTTCTTCGGACATCCCTCTACCTTTCGAGCTGGGCGGGAGGCTCGCCCGACGTCTGACCATCCGCCTGCGCCATCCCGGCTTTCGTCACGCGCCGCGGATCGCTGTCGAGCACCAGGCCGAGATCATCCAGCAGCGTTGCGAACTCGGCCGCCTCGTCGAGCAACCGGCGCGGATCGTAGCCGCGCTTGGCGATCATCTGCGGCAGCGTGGCGAAGCCCGCGCGCACCTCGAGGACGTCGGCTTGCGCATCCTGCAACGGGTTCACCGACTCGAAGCCGGGCGGGTCCCATTCGACCGGGATATCCGAGGTGGGCAGCAGGCCCGCGGTGAATGCCGCATCGGCGAACCACTGCCAGACCGGCGCGCAGAACATCGGGATCACGATCTGCCATTGCACCGCCTGGACCATGCGTCGGAACTCGTTGAGGCCCACGCGCGAGGAGGAGAAGTTCACGTTCGACAGATCGCCGGTCAGAAGCTCGTAGGGCACCCGGAAACCCGCCGCGACCAGATGCATCTGGACCCGGTTCCACTCGTATATGCCCGGTGTCGCGGAAGGCTGGTTGAACTTGATGTCCTTCCCGCCGCGCGCGTAGGCGATCATCCCCGGCTCGAAGCGCTCGACCTCCTCGCCATCGGGATTGACGACCACCGGCGCGATGGACTGCTGGTCCTCGTCCGCGCCGAAAACGATGCCGACAAGGCAGGCCTCGGTCCGCTTCCGCGCAAGCTCGCTGCGCTGCCAGTCGCCGATCTCTGCAATTGCGCGCATCGCCGGCGCGCCCCAAGGGATGCCCCGGCTCTGTGTCCGCTGCCGCTCGAAGAGATGCGCCACGCGCGCGGCGGGGACGAACTCAGACTGGAGCGAGGCGACGAAGGTCGGCGCGGCCTCGCCGGGATGGTCGCGGAACATCCAATAACCCGTCCGTCGCCCGATCGCGTCGTATTCGATGCCGTAGCGGATGCGCCCGCCGCCGGGGCGGTCGTCGAACTTCGCCGCGTCGAGGTGGTCGGCCTCCCGCAGCTCGATCTGAACCGGCGCGGGCAGTCCGTCCTCGGCCCGCCGCATCCGGCGCAGCGCGAAGCAGTCGCCGCCCTCGATCATTTCCCGCACCGCGAGGGTTGTCAGCCCGTGGAAGTCCGTGAGGCCCGTGGCATCGCAGCGCGCCGACCAGCGCTCGAACAGATCGTCGACCCTGCGGTCGAGACTTCGGTCTTCGGTCGCGGCGCGCGGACGGATGCCGGTGCCGACGATGTTGTTTACCAGCACCTGAACCGCCTGCGCGGCCAGCGGGTTGTTTCGGACGAGCTCGCGCATCCGCGCCCGCAGGATCGAGGCCGCCGGGCCGATCTCGGCATCCGGCGAGGTCGAGGGCGCGATCCATCCCTCGGTCCCGCGCCCCTTCGCGGCGGCGTCGTAGGCTCGGGTCATGTTGTCGATGGCGATCCGCGCCGCGAGGCGGCGGGCCGCGTAGCGCGGCGCGAAGGGCGCGATCGCGCGGTCGAGCAGGTTCATCCGGGGACGGCCGGCCATCACGTCCTCCGGAAGGTGACGAAACGGGCGGCCAGACCCTTTCCGGTGGCGCGCGCGATTCGTGCCTCGAGATTGGCGATCGCGGCGGCCATCTCCGCGTCAGTGGCGTATTCAAGGCGCTTACCCTCGACCATGACCACGCGCACGCCCGAGGATCGCGCGCGGATCAGCGCGTCCCGCATCGTCTCGAGCTCCGCGACGGGAATCGCCATCAGAACCATCCTCCCTTGATGTCGCCGAACCAGCCGGGCCGCCGGCGCGGCGGCCGCGTGCTGGGCGCATTGGGCCGCCCGGCGGGCGGATCGGCTGGGGCGGGCGCGTGCGGCGCGGCCCGGGTGTCCACGCGCGTCTCCACGCCCGCCTGCGCCTCGAGCCGCCGCCACGCGGCTTCGTCCCACCGGTCCGCGCCCTCGATCCACGCCGCGGCGCGGGCATAGACCCGGCAATCGAGCGCCTCGTTCCGCTCGCGCAGCTTCTGCCATTCCAGCCGCGCAAAGCCGCGGCGCGTCTTCACCGTCACAAGCTGCTCTGCCGTGAGCTGCTTGAGCCATTCCCTATCCGCCCAGGCAGGCAGATGCACCGTTCCCGCCAGAAAGGGCGCACCGGCCGCGATCTCCTCGGCCGTGGGGCGATCCAGCCGCAGAAAACGGTAGGTCTCGGCCTTGAACGTCGACACCGCCACGGTCCAGAGCCGCGCGCCGCGCCGCAGGCGCTTGCCGCCGATGGTGGCGTCGACATAGGTCGGACCAGACACAGGGACGGCGCGGTTGAAGCCCTCGAGCCCCTTCAGCGGCGCCACCTGCGCGAAGCCCACCTGCCGTGACCAGGCATAGACCGCCGGCGCCTCATAGCCGGTGTCGATCCCGAGCCGCGCCAGCGTCATGAACACACCGCCGGCGTGCTGCCAGCTGCGCCCCAGCACCTCGGTCAGCTTGTCCCACGCGGCCGGATCGTCAGGCCCGCCCGGAATGACAATGTGATCGACAAGCCAGGACTCGAGCCCCCGGCCCCAGGCCCAGACATCAACCTCGATCCGGTCCTTCTGCACATCCGCCCCGGCGGTCAGAAACAGCCCGCCCGCAGGCACAGTGCCAGGCTTCCACTCCTCCCGCCGATCCGCCAGCCGCTGCCAGTCGGGCGCATCGCCAGTCTCGACCCATGTCTCGCCCAGCACCGTGTTCCGAAACGCCCGCATCGCCTCGTCCGACCCCAGGGCCTCTTCATGCATGCGCGCGATCCGATCCCAGCTGAGCCAGCCCAACGGCGAATAGAGCGCCGAGAGGTGATAGCCGACCGTTGCCGGATCGGCGGCCGTGGCGGTGGCCCGCCACGCGCCCCTCTCCAGCATCGCCGTCTTGTGGTGCTCAGCGATGGGACGTTCGCAGCCCTCGCAATGGTAGGCCGCCGTTTCCGGCTTCCCCTTTTCCCAGCGCAGCCGCTCGAATTTCAGCCATTGCATCGTCCCGCAGTGCGGGCACGGCACGAAGTAGCGCCGCTGGTCGCTGGCCACTAACTCGCGCTCGATCCGGCTGACACCCCGGATCGTCGGGGTCGAGACCAGAAACACCTTGCGCCGGTGGCCGAAGGTCAGCGACCGCGTCTCCGCCAGCGAAACAGGATCGCCTTCCTCGTCGGCCGAGGCCGGATAGGCATCGACCTCGTCCAGAAACAGGTAGCGCGCGGGCATCGACCGCAGCCCGACCGCGCTGTTCGCCCCGGTCATGATCAGGATGCCGCCGGGAAACTCCTTCGACAGCATCGTGTTGCCCGCATCGCGGGACCGCGCAGGCTTCACCCGCTCCCGCAGCTCCGGGCTTTCGTCGATCAGCGGATCGATCCGCTGGCGCGAATTGCGCTTGGCCAGTTCCACCGTCGGCTGGACCGCCAGCATCGGCCCCGGCGCGTGGTGGATGACGAAGCCGATCCAGTTGTTCCCGGCCTCGGTCGCGCCCACCTGCGCGGCCTTCATGAACACCACCCGCTGCGCCGGATGGCCGGGCGACAGCGCATCCATGATCTCGCGCAGATAGGGCGTGCGCGCCGTCCGGTACCGCCCCGGCTCGGCCGAGGCGCGACTCGACAACCAGCGATGCCGATCCGCCCATTCCGACACCGTCAGGCTCGGATCGGGCCGCATCCCCCGCCGCCAGGCCCGCAGCAGATCCTCGGCCCCGTCGAAGCCGAGGTCGAGACCCTCGGTCAGGTCGTTGTCGTCCTCCTCATCATGATCATGCAAGCGATACCCTGAGGTCGGCGAGGGCATCGAGCTGTTCGCGGACATGGGCTTCCAGCACCCTCTGCATGATCGCGGTCTCGATCGTCACCGATGCCCCGGATTGCCGTTCCACCTCCGCCATGATCTCTGCCGCCATCAGTGCGGCCACCCGTCCGGGCCAGGTCACCCAGACATCCCGCGCTTCGCGCGCCAGCCGGAAGACGAGGGTTTCCGCCCGCGCGCGGTCGACCAGCGCGCCCTTCTTCTTCTGGACCGCGATCTGCTTGTCCTGCGCCGCATAGACCGTCAGCAGCGTGCGCGCCTTGACATAGGACGTCGCTTCACCGGGGCCGTTGGCCGGTTCTTCCTCACCAATCAAACGGCGTTGCTGGTCGGGGTCCTTCAGTGAAACCGGCTTGATTTCCGGCGCCGCTTTTCCCATAGAACCGGCCAAGGCATTGGCCGCCGCCACCGACAAACGGCCCTTTTGCAGCGCCGGATCGGTGCGAGCGGCCCATTCCTTATCAGCCCGTTCCGGGTCAATCGTGCCGTCCGGCAGCTGGGTGATCCGGCCCGTCCGAACCGCTTTCGACACCGCCTGATGGCTGACGCCCCGATGTCGAGCATAGGCGCGCAGCGACAGTCCCATTCGGTCGAACCACCCCCCTGAACGTGTAATCCTGCCTCCGCTTGCAGCGGCAACCGGCAACCCCGATCGGCAACCACGCGGCAACCGCAGGGGTGGCAACCGCCAGCTTTCGGCTGTCGCTAGCGAACCGCCGCGCCTCGCCCTCCCGCATACGTCCGGGGCCAGGGAGGACCCGATCCAAGGGGGGGCGTTAGGACACGGACGTCGCCGCATCCCGGACAAGAAGAAGGCGCGTCGGTCTCCCGCGCGCGCCTCTCCGATTCTGCCGCGGAAGCTGCCAGATTTTGCGCATTTGCGCAAGGCTTTTTCTACCGATGGTGTTTAGTCCAAAGCTGTGGCTTTCAGGCCACGTCTTGGTCCGGATTGCGGCGTCGGCCGCCGCAGCCTCTCGGATGCCACCTCATCCCAGGCCCCCGTTCGTCTCGATCGCCCAGAGCAGGAGCGCGACGGCGTCGGCCTCGTTGTCGTCGGCGGGGCTGAAGCCGCGGGCGCGGGCCGCGGCGATCATCGCCTCCTTGGGCGCGTTGCCCTTGCCGGTGGCATGGCGCTTGATGGTGCCGACCGGGACGCCCTGGTAGGGGATGCCGCGCAGTTCCGCCCAGGCGGTCAGGGTGGCCATCATCCCGCCGTAGACGTGGGCTGCGTCGGTGCCGGCGTGGCGGCGGACCTCCTCGAACCAGATAGCGGCGATGGGGCCGGA